CGAAATTGATTTAGCTCGCAACTTCGCGTCTGTCAACGTAGTAACATTGCCATTAGCTTTAATAGCCTCAAGCACTCGTAATACAGCTGGTTTTAATTCTCGCCATTTTAACATAAACGCTCACCCGCATCCGAGACGCTAATCTTTGTTATTACTTTCTTGTGTGCCATATTTAACCTCTACTATGGTAATTTATTTTCTATTCGTTTGAGAGAATCTTTAATGTCTGTATATTGCTTATTTTGGTATTTCTCACACTTATCAAATACGTCCTTATCTACTTTCTTGTCAAGCCCTTTTGCGCCCATCGTTGCTATCAACAAAAGCAAGCTGAATATGAATCCAATTAACACTTTTAACCACAAATCGTTATTTTTCTCAGCCATTCCTAGTTGCCTCTTTTTCGATTCCTGCTTTTAAGTTTTCGCCCAGTACTTTCACAGCCATTTTCTTTGAAGCATTCCATGCTGACCTGAAAAAAGGTATTGGCCTTTTATTCTCACCATGACCATATTCTAATGCTGCGGGAATATACCATCTTTTCCCCTTAAATAGCTTAACTATCGATCTTGTCCTCCCCTGTACCTTTCTAAAATGCGAATCGGACTTGCCCTGGAATTCTTCAACGTTAGGTCTAATGCCAACCCTTAATCCATAACTGCCCTTTCGTTGTTTTTTAAAAACTTGTATTATAACATTTTCGGCAATTAGCTGACCCATATTACCACCAACCATACGTTTTGCTCGTCTTTCAACTGCAACTTTTACTGTTTTTACGGCAATTCTATTAGCCTTTTTTACAATAGTCTTTGCGATCTTGTTTTCTAGTTTTGATAATTTATGATCTAATTCTTTAAACCCATCTAAGGTCTTAGTCCTTGTGAAATCTGACTGTATGAAAATGTTAGACATCTATCTGCTCCTTACATGTAAGAATCAACTCTGTATGTTGTTCGTAGACGTCGTTAACATGAACAATCTTAAAAGTTCTACTATTATAAGTCAACTGATTCGCAACGGTCAATCCAGCAACCCCACCTGTACCGCAATATCGAACCCGCACTTCTACGCTTGCCTCAATGTCTATTTGCTGTGCAGCTTCAAGCTTACCACCTGTAAGATTCTTAATTTTAGCCCACCTAGTCGAAGATGTAGCCCATGAATCCAGAATATCGCCATAACCGTTTCTAGTCGGCGTGTTAGTCTTAATAGCTACCTTTCGATTGTATTCGCCTATTCTCATACAGTCCATGCCCTCGCATTTAGCAAACTTTTAATGCCTAACGGGATTTCGCTCATATTCAAATCACTAACCGCCATTCTGTTCTCGTACAGATGGGCACACATGAGCTTTATAGCTGCTATTGTCTTACTGGGTACATCGGCTGCAAGACTCCCGTAACCAGCCACATACACTATCTCTACGGCGTTCACAACGTCAAGCGTGCTTGGGTATGTGTCGTTATATCCACGTACGATCTGACCCGGCTCGCGGTAAAGGTCAACATCGTATAAATCACTTGATAAAGTTTGTTCGGTAGCACTTGTATCGATATATTTAACCGACGTGACTGATTGCAATCTTGGTTTCGGTAAAATGATGCAACTCGGCAAATAGTTCAGCTTTGCGGTGATCGTCTGTGTAATATATGCCCGATGTTCATAGTCTTCACACCATTGTCTTGACGCCGAGATCAAACCAGTGATAAGATCGTCATCGTCATCACAATCTACACGAAGATGTAATTTCATGTCGACAAGAGTGATCGGCTCTATCGTCGGTTCAGTTGTTATCAGCCATTTATTTACCATTCTTTTTTGCCCGTTTCTTTTTGATTGGTCTGGCTATTTTACGTTCAATTAACAAATCGGCTATCGGCTTATTGATGTTGTGCAATATCGTTCCCGAAGGAGACAGCCCCCAAGGTTTAATTAGTTCTATTTTCATTTCAATAACTCAACTTCCGGCACGCAATACTCGGCGAATTCGCCTCTATTCATCTGGTTCATATAATAATTAACCGGCTTGAATTGCTTCTTAACGGGACCTGGAAAAGTACACATCAATTGGATATGCCCAATACTAACATCAGTTGCAAGACAAGCTTTTTTCCCGCAATCGTAAAAGTTCTGCCAGAAATAAATATCTTCATCTATCCGACCCTCGCCCCAATCGCCATCGGCATTAGGTTTTGCAATAAACCAAGGCTTCTTAAGATCGTCAAAAGCAGAAACGCGGAATACGGTAAGACCAAAATGGCCGCTAATTATCTGAGGTAGCTTTTCTTCAATATCCATAAGAGACTTATTTAGTACACCATACCCGTCGCCTGTAATAGTCTCAAACATCGGCGTTTCGTTTTCTCGCTTAATCTGTACTGGAACAATGGCATCAATCTCGGGGTTTTCTTGCATGTGTTGTAAAAGCCGGAGTACATGTTCTTTTTTAAACCATGTATCGTAGTCACAAGTAACAATATACTCTGTTCCATCAGATCTATGCAGTTCGACAAGTCTTGACAGCACTTGTCCCCAAAATACGCCAGTTCCCATCTTTAGGCCTGCCCCTATAGCCGGAAATACCGAGGCTACAGCCTGCATATTAGCGGTAAAACCAAGCCGAGGCATTGACATAACAGCCTGAATCTTAGTTGTAAGCCCGCCTGGTTTAGTCCCCATAAGATTAAGGGACACAGGTAAGCTTGCACAATCGTCAATTTCGGATTTCCACACCTGAATATTTTGCAATCCAGCTTCTTTGAGCAAGGTATTTAGTACAGGTTCAGTAAATATTGATTTATGGAAGTCGTTTTCGTCTATTTGCCCACCCATAATATAAGCGTCATCAGAGCAGGAAAGCTTTATCCCGCTTTTCTTGACTTCCTGTAATTTGTCTAAGCCCGGTACGGCAATTCGTAAAACACCACCCGGACGGAGTTTGTCAACCCAATTTCTTAGCACCTCTTTCACTTCACGGCGTCCGAAATGCTCTAATATATGAGATGCGCGTATTTCGGCCACGGATTCCGACTCGTACCGAAGCGGGTACGCATTCTGCCCGTTCTTAAGGTCGATATTGTCGTAACCTTTTAATTCTATTTTCCCACTGCCTAAGTTTAGCTTTAACATAATAGTTTTTCCTTTATCGTTTTAATTAAGTCCTTAAAAGGAGGCCGACCCGATAGCCGACCCCCTCGATAAAGGACTGATTAGCCTGTAACCAAAGCCATACAACCTGAAGCATTAGTAGCTCCAAGGTCAAGACCTGCTTTTTCAGCGGCGGTATCTTTTGACTGTTCGTTACGGGTAAGTCTTACTAGCGTGCTAAGAGGACAACCGCCAGCCTGAACACCAGTAGTAGTCGTAACTGCCATATAGCGTTTACGCTTACGAAGATCAACCTGAATCTCATTGATTGTACCACCATATTTCTGAACAGCTACAAGAGGAAGAATATTACTCTCGGTAGTTGCCGTACCACTTGACAGATCAGCGATTTCCGTCATGTTAGACACAACAGTTGATACCGTATCGCTTTCGACTACCGATATATCACTAATGGTTGCAGTTGAGGTGCTTCCAGTTCCAGCCGATACATAAATATTCGCCTGGTCACTGCCTTTAGTATCAAAGTATACTGTCGAAACGGCCGTAGCAGCCGTAGCAGCGAGAAAACTTTTTGACACTGTTTTTCCTTCGTTACCGTTTATCATAATTTATTCCTTTCAAATTATGCGTTAGCTGTTTGCAAACCACAAATCGGACCTGCAACCGTGGTACTGCCAACATCGTGAACATTTATGTCAAGTCGCTCTACGCCTTTAATAGCGAGTTGATCCAATTCCCATACACTTTCGCCACCAACAGTAGCATGTTCGGAAGTGGAAATTGTACGAGACATTCTATCGCCAAGTTTGGAAGCCTGAGAAAGATCGCCAAACAAAGCACAAATCTGACTATTAGCCTCCGCCGTTGGCATAATCTCTACGGGGACGACCTGATAACCAAGGAACGGAGATAACCCACCACTCGAAATATCAGAGACGCTATTACCGCCTGCGGCCGTCTGCAATGCCATCATAACAGTATTGTGGAAGAAAGGAGAACAGAACCATTTGGCCCCAGTTCTAGCATAAGTCGGACATGTTCCAATAACCTTATAGAAGTCCTTCAATGTCAATTCGCTGTAAACATTACCAGTACCAACAATAACACCGCCTGCACTTGTAGTTGTAGGAGTTCCAGCCGCGGCTTTCAATGCCACGGTAGCACCAGTGATTCCGCCATAAGTAGAAATACCTGTGCCGTTAAATCCTGCTACGTCTTCGGAATAAGCGAATGCACGAGCAATATCGCGAATAACTGCATCGCCTACAGATATAGCAGCATCATCGCTCAACTCATTAGTTATACGAGTGATAGCTTTCAGTTTTTTCGCTACCAACGAAACATTATCCCATGTTATCTGCGATTCTGTTCCAGTTTCAGACTCGCCTTCCCAAGTTGCCGTCATAAATCCGGTCTGCCTTGGATCGGTCCTCGAATCGCTTGACATTGGTACAATATTTGTATTGGCCCTGAATGCTCCATATTGAAGAGTCAAACGGGTAATATCTGTGCCAAATTCAGTCGGTACAAGATACCCACCAGCCGTATTAGACCCTTCATTGTGAACGGCCATAAGCATACCAGTGTTGTTGCAATAATCAACAGACGCCTGAACACCTGCCGTAGCCATAAACCACTGACCGAACCGATAAGCCTTAAGTTCTTTGTCTTCACCTTGGAATGACTTAATCGAACCATAAAGACGTTTTGCCGTTGCCGGTACTGTTTTAGCATCGTAAGTAATACCCGGAGCTGCTTCAGCGATAGGACTTGCCGCAACAATACGTTTTTCTACAGGTGGGTTAGCCTCTGCATTGTCAATAAAGTTGCCCATTTCTACCTGTGCCTTTGCTCGCTCAATCTTTGTCTTAATTCCATCCTGCGCGGAGATAAGCAAATCTTGCTCGGCCTTAAGCTCGTCAGTCAATACCGCTTCAGCGTCTATTTCCGTGACACGTGCGATATTGGCCTTAAGCTCTTTTAACCATTTTTCATACATTGTTAAAATTCCTTAAATTAAAATTCATTGTTATTAGAATACACTATCAAAAACGCTAACCGCTACCGCGTGAAAGCTATCTTTGTTTTCTTCTTAATTCCATATCAATAACTTGGTCAAGGGTTCTGATTCCATCAATCATTCCAACCGCTAAAGCGTCTTTTGATGTTAGAACCTTGCCCTGCCCGTATTGATCTTTAACCTTTGATTTTGATATTCGCCTATTCTGGGCAACCGCCGATATAAATGCCTCATATCCCTGATCAACAAGCCCCTGCATATACGACATTGCTTCCTCACCCATTGGCTCTGTAGAATTACCCAAAGCCTTATGTTTGCCAGCGGTGACAAATGTATACTTAACGCCTTCTTGTTCGAGCGACGCAGAATGATCGACGTGAGTCATTATAACCCCAATACTACCGACCAATGCGCCGGGAGCGGCATAGACCTTGCTTGCCGCCGAGCCTGTATAATAAGCCGCAGACGCCATCATTGAGTTTGCCACTGCGACAACCCGCTTACTCCCCGCAGCAGTTCGGATTCTCTGTGTCATTTCCTCCAACCCGAACATGCTGCCTCCAGGAGAATCAATATCAAGGATAATAGACTTGACAGACGGATCGTTCGCAAGGCTTTCGATTGTCTTGCCTAAGGTATCCGTAGAGAGCATTCCGCTCGTGTCGGTAAACATGCTCGCTCTTTGTGTCATAGTGCCCACCATCGGCAATACAACAACCTTCCCGTCTACCCTGCGAGTTTCACGTCTTGCCACGGCTTCAAATTCAGGCATATCACCACCCGCAAGTCGAGGAGATAACATTGACATTATGATTTCCATTTTTTCAGGTGTAATTGCCCAAACAATAGCGTTCAGTTCGTTGATTATTTGTGGATACATGCTAAAGCCTCATTTATAATATCTACTATTTCTAGTTCTCGATTCCATGTTTTAATATGTTCTGCGGGATCATCACATAAAGCCATGTGAGTCGTACCCGTTAATTTAATTTTTGTAGCTATTCCATGATTGTAGCCAAGCGGTTTTATAACCTGTAAAATATACGCTTCTTGTTTGGCATAAAAACCATACATCCACTCATTGAATCTTTCCCTATCTTCCAAGGCTTTGTCAACTCTCGCAGACAACCCGCTTTCCTCGGAGGCTGTAATACGCGCGGCTGCGTCTTCAACGAAAGCTTGATTACTCTGTGTCTCTATCGGATCGTTAATACACCGCATATTCAAAGGTATCAGTGGTTCGTCAAGTCCATCAAGCGGATTCATATCCTCCCAAGCACGAACTTCATTACGGGTAGCCCATCCATCATTTATCGCAGCCTTGTAAAATTCCGCTCTAGTTTTACCATCTCCACGCAATAGAGCATTTGCATTGTGTTTAACGTAATAACCTGCATTTTGATCTGCTAGAGAAAATAGTTGGTTATGCGTAGCCTGTTCAAATCTAATAAACCACGGCATCAAAGTATCGTTTACATGGTCAATATTCTGTTCTTCAATATTCGAGAAGGTCGCACGCCGCAAGTCAGCAACTTTATGAGGGTTCACCCTGAACCAGCGACATATTTCCTCTAAGCTGAATTCCCGCGTCTCTAAATACTGCGAATCCTTTTGAGACAAGGATAAAGTTTCGACCTTGCCGCCTTCTTCTACCAGTAATATTCGATGCTGATCTTTGCCGGATATTTGTTCAGCCGTGGTTTTTTTAAGGTTATTATACGATTTGTCTGTCAAAGCACCGGGGAAAGTCAAAGCAAGCGAGGCTTTAGCCCCATTACCAAAAAACTTAGCCCCGAACATCTCGGCAGCCTTCACCAATCCAAGCGACTCACGAGCAATCTGTATAACATTGTAACCTTGTAATCCATCGTAACCGAAACCTGGAATATGGAATATCTTTTCAGGCGGCACCTCTGTTATTCTGCCTTTATCTTCTTTAAATTCATAATATAAGCTGTTATCTTTTTTGCGTTTCGGAGTGACCCTATCCGGCGGCAAGATCCAAAGCTGTATTACATCACCGTTACGATCCCGAACCTTTTCCGCATATCCATTACCACAACCAACCGCATGAGCTATAATGGTATTCCTGAAAGACATCGCGGACATTTCAGGGTTAGGTTGCCAATTAAGTACATTATGCAATGTATGATCCGGCCGAGGATTTCGCTGACCACCAATATTCTGCATGACAGGCATCGGAAGTTTAGCTAAATCCTCGCTAATTATCCGAATGCAATCATAAACCGTTGAAATTGTCATCGCATTCTTATTTGTTATCAACTGACCAGCAGACGTGCGGCGGTTCGACATAACGAACGGAAAACCGTCGCTATCTCTACCGTTGTAAGCCTTAACGTCTACTTTTTCAGTTTTACTAAAAGGCTTCCACATTTATAGTGTCCTCAGTCCTTGCGTTTCGTATATTGATATAATTGCGACAGGGTCTACCGTCATAAGCCCGATAGCCATGATAGCCGCAACAATACCGTCGATTTTTTCGCTCGACTTGTCTTTATTTGTTTTCACATTCCCGGCAGGGTCTTGCAGAACAGCAACATTTGAGGCCATCCATTTAAGCACCGGGTTGTCATTGTGTATAATACTGCCTTCAAGCACTAACTTTTCAAGTTCCTTCATCGGTGGGGACATTGACAAATACCCCTGCCCAAACGATATAAACTTATCATCAGCAACACCAACGCGAAGAAACCGTTGACGTACAGCCTCAAAGCCAAACCGATCAAAAGCAACCCCGCGAACGTCAAACTTTTCGAAGTCCTTCAAAATATCATCAATCACATACTCGTAATCAATAACATTGCCTTCGGTCATGGTTAAAAATCCCTGCCGTTCCCAGGTAGCATAAGGTACGCCGTCTTTACGTTCTCTTTCGGTGGCATTTTCTTTTGGTATCCAGAAACGGGGGATCAGTACAACATTATTATCAATCTGAAACGCCATAACAAAGGCGGTAATATCTGTATTAGATGATAGATCAAGCCCAGCAAAGCAAGGTTTGCCAATCAAAAAAGACTCGGCACAGTCGGCATCACATTCATTCCATTTAATCATAGAAAGCCATCTTGTTTCCTGCTCTGTCCAGATGTTTAGATGCAGTCGCTTAAATGTATTCTCTTTTGCTGGCACGTCCTGTGCGGCCTGACAAGCCCCTCGGAAGTAATCAAGTGACACAGACACCCCAAGGTTCGGATTCGCCTTAATCCATACCTTCTCGTCTGTCCAGTCGTCATCCTCAAGTGCCTCGTAGATAACAGGGAAGAACTTAGTATCTTCAATATTACCGTCCCGAACTTTCTGGGCATAACTATATTTCTCGTAGCAAATCGAATGCTTATCAAATCCGGCCGTAGTAATGTGAATAATCATCGGCTGGCGTCTGGAAGCCGTCGAAGTTTCGAGAGTGTCAATTAAATCGCGGTTCTTGTGTATATGCAATTCATCGTTGATGACTAAATGGGTATTCTGCCCATGCTTTGAATCAGCGTCGGCAGTCAAAGCCTTATAAAAACAATCGCCATTATTAAACTCAATACTCTTGTATGTCCTGTAACACCTTGCCCTCTTATCCAATTCTGGATTTCTTTGTATCATGCCCGCTGCGTGCCGGTAGATAAGTGCCGCCTGATCTTTTTCGCCTGCCGATGAATATATCTGGGCTCCCGGCTCATTATCGAGGTACGCTACCATGTCTACAATACCGGCAGCAAACGGGGTTTTTCCATTTTTGCGGGGG